AATACTACACCCGCCTGGAGGATTTATATTTATAGCCAAGGGACCTCAATAATTGCAAGCGCACCCCTAAAGAACTTACTATTTACAAAATGACCCCAACTTATCCTGACCGGTCAAAGCCCAATTAAATTTTAAGCCCAATACATATATTCTTTTTCTTTTCTATTTATCTTAATGTGGGTCCCACATTAACATTGCAACAGGTTTCCTCTTTCATATCATTCCTTCTTGTTTTCAAGAAGCAAAATATTTTAAGTGTTGCCGCTGCGCGGCCTGGGTTTTCTCAAATTCATATTATTGTTAGTGAGTATTATTTATTTATTAAAGGTAAAAAGGGATTAATCCAAATACTCATCACATTTTATATCACCAATGTGGTGTTTACGACAAACACCACAGGGAATACAAGGGACTACATGAACTCTATCACTGCTAATCTTCTCAAAATCAGGGAGAAAATTAGACATAACTACTACATGAATACAATTAACTAGCGGAGCCATTAAAGGCTCATACTTATTACTAACTATTAATCTATCCTTAAACATTTCAATTAAACTATATTGCAGATAATCCTTCTTATCACGAGGAATATCAAATACAATATTATTTCCTAAACAACCTATGTACTGGTAAGCTACATTATCTGCAGATCCTCCACGTGTATAGAACCAGGACCCACTTCTATACAGGTCTCTGGCAAAGGTGGATTTTCCTTCCCCACCATCAGGGCCATACACCCAGAAGATAGTGCGGTCATCTGGGTCCCTCCCAAGGAGCGTCTTTAGGCGCAATTGCCAAGATTTCAAATTTCGAATTTGAATTTCAGGCGCGGACTTCTGGAATTCCTCTTCAGCCAGCTTGGCCTTAACTCGCCGGAATACTGACGGATTTTCCTCAGACATCCTTACCGGACTTCTAATTACAAGTTCCCGTTGTCTGCGTTTGTGAGAACCACTAGGGCAATATTCCCCAAATTCAAAGGGACCAGAAACCCTAGTTTCATCCTTCATACAGTAATCGCGTGCATCATCGGTCTGACGTGCACGTTGTTTCTCCAGATGGGGTTTGTACTCACCGAACAACGATTTAACCTGGTTCAGAGTTCTCTGACCCTTCAATTGCAGGTAACCCTGCAGATGGCGACGCTTGCTCGTCGGGCACTCCTCTTCCTGCCAACAAGAGTAACTAACGTGTGTGTTCTCGAACAACACAGCAAGATTTGGTGCAGTCGCAGTCAGAAAATAGAGCGTAAAACACCACCAGGCAGATTTAATTGCAGCCATATACTTATTTAGAGAGGCACGCTTATCGCACGGGGGTCTCTAGCTCGGGGTCTCCAGGCGGGGT